CCCAGGATTAGGTGTGGCACCATCCCTGGGAAGGGCAGCAGCAAAAAGGTTCATCCCAGAGTTTGACCCCTCTAGGAGACAGTTCCTTAAAACCTCCGCCACTGTAGGAGCCTTGACAGGATTAGGTATACCTTTAGCAAAGAAAGCATTAACTAAAACTACTGGTGCAATGGAAGGTCTTGGAAAGGAACTAAGTGATCTAGTGTTAGGATCAGACAAAGTAATAGACATAAATGATGTGTTTAGTAAATTTGAGGGGCTTGGTCACTATCTGGGGAAGATAAGAACCAAGGCTAATGATCTTTGGCCTGAACGCCCTCAAGTACCCCCTGATACTAAATTTGATAAATTAGATTCCTTGCAAAAAATGGAAGATCATATAGGAATGGGTGATGAGGGCTTGATTGAGGCTCAAAGAGTAGGTGATGCAAAATTCATAATAAGTGCTATGGAAGAAGGAAAGCCTTATGGTCATACAGATATATCAGGCGTAATAGGAAATGAGTATAAACAGCACGTTAAATGGGCGGATGAGTTAGACTGGCAAGATGTTCCAGGTATAGATGATCAGCTTGAAACAGTTGGGCTTAATCAGTCTCCTTATGATTATGATCTTGCTGTTGATAACATAACTAATTTTGAGTTAAATAGGCATATTAAACATGAGGGTGATCGTTTAGCAGATTTAGCAGATACAGCTATTTATAAAACTGATCATTTTAAGGATATAATCAATAGATTAAATCATCTTGAGAAGACAGACCCAGAATTATTTATTAAACTTCTGGATGAACAGATAGAGGTGGCGAAAAAGAATGATGCTAATTTCCATAATAAGAAATATTATAGTGATGCAGATAGCATAGTAAAGCGATTAATGGATATTAGAAGCAGTGTCAGATTTCCTGACAAACCTAAACCTAAAAAGAAAGACGACGTAAGCATAGTACAAAGAGTTCTTGACCCACTAGGGTATACAAGAATGAAAGCACCATACGAGAAATAATTATGGCATTTATAGATTGGCTAAGAGATCAGCATAGAGCTTCTGAAGCAAGCAGGACGCAGTTCGGGGCAAGACCAACGGTTGCTGCAAGCCAGGCATGGAAAGGATATCAAGACCCGCAAGGTGGGCAGAATCTTATGGTCAGGCAAAGAGAGCCACTTCCGAGGGCACCAAATCCTCTGATTGCTAATATATCAAGGGCTGCGCCAAATCCTCTGGCCACTAATATACCAGGGAATGTACCAGGTCCATTCAGACCTACATTTGATCCAAGGTCTGGTGTATCTCCGAGTCAAAATTATGGCCCAACAGGGGGATTTCTAGGAACATTCCCTACAAGCCTTGCCAGACCTGATAGAGTTTCACAGGTAGATCAAATTAGGGCAGCAATCCATGAGCGTCCTATACCTGATCGCGCTGGTTCCAGAGCAGACCAATGGGCTATGACTCCTTGGCCTTGGATGCGGGATCAAAGAAGAGAAGATGAATTCTTACCTGGAGTATCAGAAAAAGGAATGTGGGATTTAATTGTCGCTGCCCTTTCGGATAAATGGAAAGGTGTAAAGAAAGAAGGCAAGAAGATTAAACCCAGGATAGACAGAAACAGAGTAAGACGGGAACGTCGTTTCGACTATGAAGGAGGCGAATCTGGGCCTGGAACTGGTGCTGATAAAACAGGCGTACAAAGAGTCTATGACTTTACGCCAAGTTCAGCAGGATGGAGAACTAAGAGAGAATACTGATGGCTGAAACACCATCATTTGACCTTGGTATAATTACTGATTTGCCTGATACTGGCGGTAATGGTTGGTTTAGTGGCCTATCAGGTCGCTGGAGTGGCGGTGATCTTCCATTTGGTATATCTAGGGAAGGAGAGGTTGAATTGCCTTCTGGCTCAGAAAGAGATTTAGCCTCTCATTATTATATGTCAAAGCAATTAGCGGATCGTTTTGGGAAGATACCTGCTGCGCTAGGGGGCGTTGCTCAAGAATTTCTGAATAGGGGTGCTGTGGAATCAGGAGGAGGCGGTTGGTCTTGGGATGATCTTGCTGCAAATTATGCTGGTTATATGGGAGCAACCCCAGAACAGACTGCTAGGGCAGGTTTATTTGAACATACTGAACCGCCGGAGAGTTGGGAAGGGCGAGGCCAGGGAACAATTAGTGGAAACTGGGATAAAATTCGTGCGTTACATGCTGGTTCTTTCCCGTTAGTACGAAAATTAAAAGGTCTATTTACTGATGGGCAAACAAGTTCTGGGGCATTAACACCTCAAGAGTTATTCAGACAAAGAAATGATGCAGAAGAACTCCGTATTAGAGAAGGTGGTGTACCTAATATACCTGATGTACCTATCTGGAATCCTCAAGCAAGTATACCGCCAGACTTTCGTGTGAATGAAAGAAGTATGGCTAGTTTATCTCCTACTATAACATTTAATCCACCTCCTATAGCTGATAATCTTGAGGCTCTTCGTGGATTGATTAAGAGTGATCCTGGAGTTGCAGAAAAGTATATTGGTCCTCTTGGTGAACCAGCGGCTCGTACTCGGTTGATGGAAAATCTTGAATCCCTCACACCTGTAGAAACTTTTGTAGATATACCAAGAACTCCTTGGGCACCACAGGCTCCAGTGATCCCTGATATTTCGGATATTCTAAAGACATATGTGCTACCTACATCAGCACAGGAGCCATATGTAGAGACATTTGAAGAGATTACACCACCAAAAAAGGTAGTAAAGAAAAAAGTAAAGAAAGCAGCATCAGCAGCGAGAAAGAAAGAAGCTAAAAGAGAGGCTGCTACAAAAAAGAAGGCAGCAGAACAAAGGGCTAAACTTGATTCAGCATCTAAAAAGGCTTTGCAGGATCATATGGCATGGATGGCAACGCAAACTAAACGTGTTGCTAAAGAAGAGAAAAAGCGTGCTAAACGGTATGCTGGTGGAAGAGGTGGAGCCTTAATGTACACATGACAGAACGACAAGACAAATTTATTGAACACTATTCCATAACTGGTAATGCTACTGATTCTGCTATAAAAGCAGGATACTCTGAGAAGACAGCTAAACAGAAGGGATATGAACTTAAAAATATTTTAAGGGAACAGATCAATGACCAGACTCAAAAGGTTCTTGCTGACAAGATACCATCAAGCCTACACTTTCTATCTGAACTGGCGGAGAAGGCAGAGAGCGAGAGCGTCCGTCTTGGCGCGATCAAGGATTTACTGGATAGAGCAGGGTTGAAACCTGTAGAGAGAATAGAGCAAACTAACATAGAACAAATGTCGAATGAAGAAATCCAACGGGAACTCGACGCGCTCATCAAGCACTAGGGCATTAGAACTCCTACGGGAGCAGAGGCAGCGTGAACGCTATTCCAGGATCGATTCTTACGACCCTTACCCCTACCAGCTAAAGTTCCATAAAACAGGCTCAGAGGCCAACCAGAGGCTTCTGATGGCGGCTAACCGTATAGGTAAGAGTTATTGTGGGAGCATGGAATTGTCCTACCATCTTACTGGTTTGTATCCAGATTGGTGGGAAGGGAGAGTATTCAAGCAGCCTATCATAGCATGGGCTGGTGGTGTCTCAAACGAGACTACAAGGGATATTGTTCAGTTTGAATTACTGGGTTCCCCCGACGACCCAGACGCTTTCGGTTCCGGTACTGTACCGAAAAACCTAATAATAAAGACCGAAAGGAAGCCTGGTGTTCCAAACGCAAAGAGCGTGGCCCTTATTCACCACGTTTCCGGCGGGAACTCATCTTTATTTTTCAAAGCTTATGAGATGGGTGTAGAGAAATGGCAGGGTCGTAGTGTAGATGTGATATGGTTGGACGAAGAACCATCCAGAGATATCTATTCTCAGGCTGTAACCAGAACCCTAGACAGGAGGGGGATGGTTTATATGACCTTTACCCCAGAAGCAGGGATGACAGAGACAGTCGCATCCTTTATGAACAACCTCCAGAGTGGTCAATCATTGGTAAATGCGACATGGGATGACGCATCTGAGAAGATTTCCTCTATGAATGGGGAACAGGGCCACTTAAATGAGACTGTAATGGAGCAGATTCTCTCCTCATATAGCCCACATGAGAGGGAGATGCGGAAGAATGGCAGACCTTCTCTTGGTTCTGGCCTTATTTTCCCTCTAAGTGAGGAGAAAATCATGGTTGATCCCCTGTATCTTGAGGATCATTGGCCCAGAATAGCAGCAATAGACTTCGGATGGGATCATCCTACTGCTGTAGTGTGGTGTGCGATGGACACGGAAGAGGATATGTTCTATGTTTATGACTGTTATAGGGCATCCAAGGCCAGTCCAGCGGTACATTCAGAGGTAATCAGGGGAAGACCACACTTCATCCCTATTGCCTACCCACATGATGGAAATAGGCGAGATTCTATGGGAAATCCAGGGCTTGCCGACCAATACAGGAACTTAGGTTGTAACTTTCTCCTTGAACACTTCACTAATCCACCTGCATTAGGTAATAATAAGGGTTCAAATAGTGTAGAGGAGGGAATAATGGCACTATTACAGGCTATGGAGAAGGGTAAATTCAAGGTATTCTCTACCCTTGGTGACTGGTTTGAAGAATTCAGGATGTATCATAGGAAACAGAACAAGGTGGTTCCTTTCAGGGATGACCTTATGTCAGCAACAAGGTATGCTTTTCAATCTCAGAGACATTCGGTTGCTGGCAAAGACCCCACATGGACACAAGATGTCGAATATAGGAACTATGGAATTATTTAATGGCAAAGATTACTGAAGAAGAACTGGTAGCCAGAATACGGAGTGAGATCACTGATTCTCTCGGTTATGGTGATACTGTTTCACGGCATCGTGAAAAGGCTATGGAGTATTATCATGGTCAGCCCTTTGGAAATGAAGTTGAAGGGCGCAGTCAGTTTGTAGACTCCACTGTTCAGGATACTATAGAGTGGATCAAGCCTTCCTTAATGAGGGTGTTTGCGTCTGGAGATGAGATGGTTAAGTTCTCCCCTCATGGCCCTGAAGATGTACCTATGGCTGAACAGGCTACCGACTATGTGAACTATGTATTCACTAAAGATAATTCTGGCTGGGAAATACTGTATTCGTGGTTCACTGATGCTCTTCTAAGTAAGAATGGTATAGTCAAAGTATGGTGGGATGACTATGATGAAGCCAGTAGAGAAGAGTATAAGCATCTTGATGATATGGAGTTTAATCTTCTCATCAGTAATGATGATGTAGAAGTTCTTGAACATTCTCCTTATCAAGAAGGCGATATGGAAACATATAATGATGTGGTTATTTCTAGGCGTAGGGCAGTTGGCCGAGTAAAGATAGAGAACGTACCACCGTCTGAGTTCCTTATCTCAAGGGATGCTAAGACAATTCAGGATGCTAGGTTTGTTTGCCATAGAGTACAGAAGACCTTATCTGAATTAAGGGAGATGTATCCAGACCAAACTCTTGATCCAGAAACTCTTGGCTCTGGCGAGGATGATGACTTTACTCTCTTCGG